CCAGCGACTATAGCAGCCTGTGTGAAGGACGTAGTGGCAATCTGAGTACTACTGCTTGCTGCGGTAGCTGTAGGGGCTACAGGTGTGCCTGTGAGAGAAGGGCTACTGGAGTCAGCTTTTGAGTTGACAGCAGAGGCAATAGCTGTGTACTCATCATCAATCTCAGTACCACTTACGGTCTTAAGGGGGTTACCTGTAGTCAGGGCATCCTTCGATGCGAAGTTTGTTGCTTTGATGTAATTAGACATAGTTAAAGTACCTTACCTTGTTTGGCATAGATTGATATTTTCTGAAGTGACATTGCAGTGCCATTGATGTCAGTAGTGAAACCTATCTGAATAATGTTACCTGCTCCTTGTGTTGGTGCTGATTGTTCGTTAACTAATACTGCGCCTGCATACTCAGAGGCACCATACTCAGCTACGCCATACTCAAAGACAGTACCTGCGGTTAGCATGAAGGTCTGTGAGAAGTAAATAGGGCTATACTCATAACCAACCTTAAGTGCAAAGGTCTGGCCTGTGGCTCCTACCGTAGTGGCTGATAGCTTCTTAACGATCTTGTTGATGTTAGGCATCTCTAAGTCAAAGAAGTTGCTGTAGTAGGCCATCTCATACTTCACACCATCATCTTGGTAACCCCTGTACTGTGCTATACCGTTAGGTTGTGCAAAGAAGAGATCTGACCCTAACGAGAGGAGACCCTTAGGTGTCAACTCAGGCCATACGGTTACCCTGTAGCTTCCGTCCTCTAGTGTCTGCCTAGTGTCAAAGCAAAAGGTCTGCTTGGTCGCTGGGAACGTAAGTAGGTAGAAAGCGTTAGTAGGTGAGTAAACTGACTTGACGTTAGCTAAGACTTCACCGTTGATAGCCTGAATCATATCATCACGGATATTCTTAGAGATATCTCGCATCGGCTGGGACTTCTCTTGTACAGTTCGGTTCAATGAACGTACACCTGTGTTACTCAGGAATAGAATATCTTCACCAGTGTTCTGTACTGAGTCACGAGCAATACAACCGACACCTTCGATTACTTCCACTAAGGTTAGGTTAGAAGTTGTCATACCACCTTGGAAGTTATCACCATCGCTATAGATGATAATGTTATCCTTACAGAAGATAATCAAGTTACCGTTGTGAGCACCTACCGCTACAATCTCATCCATACCTGACGTAAGCACACTAGAGATGTCTATGGAGCCTGAGGTGCCTGTAGAGAACTTAGTTCCATCAAGGACTGTAGTGAACCATACTGTAGTCTTGTTAGTCAACGTATCAGCAGCCCATAAGCGACCATAAGCCGCAAGTACTGTGTTAGCTTCAGGCCAACCAGATGTAGTATGAGCGTGTTCTGAGAATGCTTCAAACTCTGTACTACCTGACTCACAAGTAAACACTAGAGGCTCATTGCCTCGTTGAAAGAAGTAGTGATGGTCATTAAGTGTAGCTGTCTGCCAGTTGCCTTCAGTGATTGAGTCACCTGAGGCTAGTGTAGGAGCTATAGCAGTTAATGTTGAAGTGCCAGTGTAGAACGTAGTGTCATTCCACGATAAGCGAGTATCAGAACCAGTGATATCTTTAAAGTTAGATAAGCCCTTAAGGTTGACACCTGTGCTGCCTGTAGTTAGTGTCTGCCAGCCCTTACGTGAGCCTAGGCGACCATACTTGTCTATGATGCAGTTGTCTGCGTGTAGTGCGAAACCTTCCTGTAGCGTTACTCCAGATTCTTGGGTGTTTAGCCCGTAGAATGCTGGAGCAGCTATGGAGGCCGCTAGTAGTTGTTTAGCCATGAGTTACACCGCCTCCCAGATCAGTTCCTCAGGATGCTTACTTGCATCAATAGCGATAGCATCAGATAAGTAGTTATGAGCCATTGCTTTAGCTGACACAGATGACATACCACCATCCTCACCACGCTCCTCAAGAGCCATAGCGTAGGCTAAGGCCTGCACAGGCAACACAGGAACCTTGATGATGTCATCGTCATTAGCTACGTCAGGTGATCGTTTGATAATGTTAAAGAATAACTGATAAGCGCCATCAGGCTTAGGGTACAAGTCAATCTGTGTGTCACCAGCAGCGTTCAGACCGTTGAACACATAGTTCTGTGGTGAGCCTGTAGCTGGTGTCTGGTTTAGATACTGATTGTTGAACCAGTGTGCTGTCTGGTACTTCATGAAGGTGTTACTGGTATTGTTGATTACATCTAGTACTGTGGACTTGTCACCGAAGTCGTTAAGCACATAGTTGAATACATCAGCTTGTGTGTTGACCGTTAAGGTTTCCCGTAGGTTAGACCAGTTCCATGCACTCTCTACTGACTCTACGGCATCATGTACCAGTAAGCCTATGAGCTTGGAGTAGCTATTCTCGTCAATAGAATCAACCTCACGCTCCCTGAGGCGTATGAGTATGTTATTTACTGTCTGCTTATATGTTTTCATTTGTTTCCTTTACTCACTATTTCTTCCAAGTCTTAACTGCTTTCTCTACGCTACGCCCTACGACATAACCACCTAGGCCTATCTCAATCAAAGTCCACAAGTGGCTGTAGTCCTCAGGTGTCATGTTAGGAGATGAGTAACCTAAGAACTTAGCAATCACCATAGCCACGAAGGTGAGCATGGTGATTGGACGCCAACTAGCGGCTAACCAGTTTCCACTGACAGCCTCTGAGTTTACAATCTTAGCTTGGCCCTCGAAGATAGCTTGGTTGTACTTAGTAGCACTATCTACGGCTGAAGCCTGTATCTCAAGTAGCCTTGCTTTCTGTTCTAACTTCTCTTCATCTGAAGTGTGTAAGTTGTCTATCAGGTCAGCGGCAGGCTTAAAGATATCAGTGACCATACTTAGTACGCTAAATCCACTCATGTTACCCTCTCATCATAAAGGCTAGCCCTGTCACCAAGGCGGCTATTAGAAGACGAACAAACCATTCATTAGCACCGCTGGCCTTAACCACCACTGCAAGCTTTATGGCGTGTTCATCAATCACTTCACTATGTCTATTTAAACGAGTGTCCTGTGTATTGTTATGTAGAAGCAGACCGTCTATCTTGGTGTCTATCTCTACAAGTTTGATCATAGCATCAGCTAGTTTATCAATTTTAGCTTCCAGCCTGTCGAATCTAGCTGCGGATTCCATCTAGTGCTCCTTCTTAAGTTCGCCAGAGGTTTGCTTGAGAATTGTAATCTCAGTATCGTGACCATCAACTCTCCACTCTATCTTAGTGACTCTTTCGTTATAGTGGTCCATACCAGCCTCCATAGATAGTCCCTGTTGCTGGTTGTTTCATTAGTGGCTTAGAGATTGAAGGGGACTCAGTGGCTAAGGGCGTAAACCCCCAATCCCAACCAAGTCCAACTTCCTCTGAGGCCGTTACAATCCATTCTAAATCAAGCATCAGGCCCACCTAATCTTATACATAGGTTGACCACGCTTGTTTAGTCCGATAGGTGTAGCTCCCCAGACCACGGCATATTCGTTCATACGCGACTCAGTACTCGCTGTGTAGAAGTCCATCCCAACAAGGCCTAGCTCACCCACAACTTCACGGTGATAGCCCTTAGTGGCAAGCGCAATCTTCTCGTATATCCAAGACATGGAGGTGCTGCCATCTTCAGGACCACAGAGAAAGTAATCGGTGTTCCATATGCCATCTACCATACTTCCTGAGAAGGCTATGATGGAGACTGACTCAGCATTCTCTCTGAAACAAAGAACCTCATTGTCCATCATGTTAGCTCTCACAATGGGTTTCAGAAGGTACTTACCATCTAATATCCATTCACCCTCAGCAGTCTGCGTTAGTACATTAGGCAGCCATGTAGTTGCCGCCATATGTTGGACACTATGCTTCCATAGGTGCTCAAAATCATCGTTTGTTAGATACTCTATATTTGCAATCATGGTATAAACTCCAGTGCTTCAGTACCACCAACAGGGTCCATAATGCCCCTGAAAGTATTTGTGTATCTGCAATCATTGTAAGCAACTAACGGGGGTGTTCCTTGCGGACTATCCCACAAAGTCCATGTCCACACTTGCTCATCAGGGTCTATCGGGGCAGGATACGCAGGGTCAGTATACGATGCATAGTTAAAGTACCTACTGTTTGCATTATTAGACCCATTACCCATTGATGGATACCAACTGAAACCACCTAGCTGCATATCACTGAAGGGACATGTGCCGTTTATAGGTGCACCTTTTACAGTGACCCTCAGAGTACAAAGCTGCCCAATACATTCAATTTGTAATCCTGTTACGCTAGCTCCATTAAGTGCATCTGGGTAGCTGTTTGCTATACTACCCCCTCCCGGAATAACGTGATTTTCAGAGCCATTATTCCATATACCCTGTACGGTATAAGGGTCTGGTAGATATCCCCACCTCTCAATAGCTATTTTACCTTCATTCCAAGGGCCGAGTTTGAAGATAGTAATTGAGTTAGCTTCTTTCCAAATCATAGAACCGTTAAGGTTTACCTTCTTAACAATCCACTGGTTAAATGTGACATTATCCACATTACCTAAAGCAATTGATTGACTCATATTGCCTCCTTAAGTAGTGATGTTCAGGGTCGTACCTGACATAGAGAATGTTGCACCAACGGGACCTGTAGCACCTGTACCACCTTGAGAACCTGTATTACCAGTGTTGCCTTTAGCACCTACGGAACCTGTAGCTCCATTAGAGCCTGCGGCACCTACGGAACCTGTAGCTCCATTAGAGCCTGCGGCACCTGTGTTGCCTTTAGCACCTGTGGCACCTGTAGCTCCATTAGAGCCTGCGGAGCCTGTGTTGCCTTTAGCACCTACGGAACCTGTAGCTCCATTAGAGCCTGCGGCACCTGTGTTGCCTATGTTGCCCTTAGCTCCTGTAGCGCCATTAGAGCCTGCGGAGCCTGTGGCACCTGTAGCGCCATTAGAGCCTGCGGAGCCTGTGTTGCCTTTAGCACCTGTAGCTCCATTAGAGCCTGCGGAGCCCGTGGCACCTGTAGCTCCATTAGAGCCTGCGGAGCCTGTGTTGCCTTTAGCACCTGTGTTGCCTACAGGGCCTTGAGAGCCCGTGGCACCTGTGTTACCTTGAGGGCCTTGAGAACCCGTAGAGCCTGTATTACCCTGAGGCCCCTGAGCACCTGTAGCACCTGTGTCACCATCAACACCGATGCTACCATTAGAACCAGAAGGCCCTGTGGCTCCTGTAGGGCCCTGAGAGCCTGTGTTGCCTTTAGCTCCAGTGTTGCCTATGTTACCTTGGTCACCTTTAAGTTGTGTACGTACAGAGGCTGGTAGAGATGTTACGTTGCTGAGATCGTTCTTGGCAGCAGAGGTAGCCATCTTATCTGACTTAATGTTACCGTCTGACCCCATTAAGTCTGCAAACATCCTTGACTTACTTTTGGACATAGATTACTCCTCCATGGCTGATGATGCTTCGGATGCTGCGTTACGTTCTGCTGCTGACTGAATGCTAGCTGCTAATACCACTGCTTCTTTGTCTGCTGGGATCGAGGTGATCGTTGGATCATCCGTCATACGTTGGACTTCTGCTGCGTAGATTTCATCAATGGCAATGCGGCAACGATTGTG